GTTGATCACGGTTGCTCCGGTGAGTTTCGACCGGGCGACCAGCCGCACCGTCGCTCCGGCAAGGGGGAGCGGGGTGTCGGGAGTGTCCGGTCGGTAAAGCGTCACGCGGTAGAGCGGGAGCGTGCTCCCCCTTTTGAATTTGATGTCGTCTGTCATATCGGATACACCTCCTCGAACGATACCGAGACCCCGCCCGACACGTCCGGAATAGCTGCCGAGATGCCAGCGAGGTAGCCGCCAACCCCGACGACTGCAGCAGGGCGATCCGCAGCGACCAGGGGATCCCGCGTGGCTGCCAGTATGGCGGCCTCCCCAACAACCCCCCCGGGACGAGACTGGAGGGTGCCGGGGCAGGAAAACCGGGACAGCCCGAATCGCCGGGCCCCGGGTACCAGGTACGACGGAGCGGCGGCCAGGTATGCCTGTGCATCCAGCCAGACCTCCAGGGGGGCCTCTACTGCGACGGTCCGGGGTGCCGCTGCAAACGACCGGGTGGCGTCAACAGTAGCACTCTCGCCTGCAACCTCGACGGCGCGAGACTGCCGGGTGCCGAGAGTGGCAAACCCAGCGAGAGTGTACCGCATCATGATTCAACTCCGACTATAGATCGTCTCGATCCCATACATCCCCTCACCATCAGATACGATGTCGGCGATCGGCACCCGCCGGACCTCCTCCTCTCCCCGGAACAGGATGTATTCATCTCCCTCAACAATCAGCCGGTCCGCGTCGATTTCCTCGACGCCGGCGGCCGTGTGGATGCGCATAATCTGTTTTCTAGTCATTATCTCGCCTCAATTGGTTCGAACGCTACCCGTAGGAACGGATGTTGTTCGGCGATCTGGCAGTTTAGCCCGTGAGTATCGGCGTGCTTCGCGTAGCCGACCCACGACGATATCGACGCCCGAGCATCTCCCTTGAACGTCCCGGCCTCCATCTGCCGGAGTCTCCGGTAGACCCTCCGGACGTTCCGTGACAGGACACGGATGTGGTCCCGATAGACCCAGTATCCAAGGTACTTGACGCCGCAGTCGACCGGAGTTAGTACCTGCTTGTCCGGATGGAGTCGAAGGTGAAGACGGTCGGCCAGGAACGTCTTAATCTCGTCACGCCATTCCCAGAGTTGTTGTTTGTCTTCGTGGACCAAGGCGACATCATCCATGTACCGGATGTAGTGCTTGATCCGGAGGTCGTGTTTTGCGAACATATCGAGCTCATGCAAGTAGATGTTCGCAAACATCTGTGATGTCAAGTTGCCAAGCGGGATGCCGACATCCGGTCCGTCCCCGTAACTCTTGACTATCTGCCGAATCAGACGCATGAATCGCCGGTCGCGGATCCGTTTTGCGACCAACCCGATCAGGATCTCGTGGTCAATGCTCGCAAAATAGGATTTCACATCCAATTGCAGGACGTACCCCGATCCAGCCGGATACCTACGCATGAACTGTTGCAGCCTATCGGTCGCTGCGTGCGTTCCTTTCCCGACCCGGCAGGCGAACGAACCAAACGGGAACGTCGGATCCCAGATCCGGATTAAGAGTGTCGACACTGCGTGGTGCACGATCCGGTCCCGGAATGGGGGGGCATTGATCAACCGGCGTTTAGGGTCCTCGACGAAGAACCGGGAGTACTTGCCCGGTCGCCACCGGCCCTCTACGAGTTCGTCGCGGAGGGCGAACAGATTGTGTTCCCGGTTCTGCTCAAACTCTATCGCGTACTCTCGCTCACGTTTCCCCCGCCGGCAGAGCTGATACGCTCGGTAGAGCGCCGGGAACGTGCAGATCTGTTCGTAGAGGCCGGTATACGATTTCATGGTCTTTGTGGACGGGGAGGGTTCGGATCTCGCCTACTACCTCCCCGGAGCCTGTTTTGTATTCCGCTGCATCGAGCGACGGGTATTCCGGATGATGTACTGTTGATCTGATTTTTACGTGCAACCGTAGTCACACATACCATCCTCAAACGGTATTCCGCGGAAGCCGAGGTACGCGTCCGCGCACGAGGGAGCGTAGTACACGTACAGATACGCCAACGAGCAGTAGGCGCCACTGCGCCAATACCCGCCCCGCTTCGCTGCACGTTTTTTACGGCTTCCATCATCCGGCCCGTAGTGTCGGGCGAAGCGCGTTACACTCGCTTCGTCTTCATCCACCCGCCGTTCATCCGACCGAGTTCGACGATCTTTCCGGCAAGCACCTCATATTGCCCGATACTGATGTACCGGAGATCCCGCGCCAGGCGCACGATGACCTGCAGGTAATCGATCTCCTGGTCGAGATCCCGGTTGACGGCGGTACTCTGTGTTGAGTTGGCCAGCATTACGGTCTGGATCAGGTCAAGGGAGGCCCTCCGGATCTCGCTCGCCAGACCGCCCTGCTGTTGTGGGCGCGGGAACCGCTCGGTTACCTGCATCAGATCCCGCGCCAGGTCATACGATTTCTGCCAGATTTTCAGGCGTTCATGTCGTCCTACCACCAGATCAGATCTCCAGATCAACAGACTCCGCGGAAGCCGATGTACGTGCTCGTGTCCGAGGGGGCGTAGTACATGTGCAGAGCCGCCAACGAGCAGTAAGCGCCATCGCCCCAAGTCCCGCCCCGTCTCGCCGCACGTTGACC